TTGTTACTCCAACTGATTTGCGGTTTGGTAGTCGCGGTGCTGATGCTGTTGATTTCATAAATACTTTCGTTACTCTAACTAAGGATTCTGTTGCTGGGTCTGCTGGTGAGCCGATTCGGTTGCGCCCTTGGCAGGAGAAACTTCTTGAAGAGACTTTGGTTTTGGATGAGAATGGGCTGTTCCAGAAAAGGACTGCTCTCTGGGGCAAAGCTCGTAAAAACGGAAAGTCAGCCCTTGTAACCGGTGTCGGCCTGTGGTTTCTTTTCAATGGTGATGATGGCGGTGAAGTTTATTCTTGCGCTGCTGAGAAGGAGCAGGCTCGTATTACTTTCGGGGATGCTCGCAAGATTATTGAGCGTGAGCCTGAACTTGCTTCGATGTGTAACATCTATCGGGATGTTATTGAAGTTCCTTCTACCGGTTCAATCTGGCGAGTGCTAAGCGCTGAAGCGTATTCTAAGGAAGGTCTTAATGCCAGCGCAGTGATTATGGATGAGTGCCATGCCCTTCCTAATCGTGAACTCTGGGATGTTATGCAGTTGTCTATGGCTTCGAGAAGGCAACCGATGATGTTGGCAACTACTACCTGCGGGGTAAAGTCTGACAGTACTGGCCATGATTCGACTGCTTACCAGCTTTATCAGTATGGCGAGAAGGTTGCTTCGGGTGAAATTGTTGACCCTAGTTTTTATATGGCTTGGTGGCAAGCGCCCGCTGACAGTGATCACCGGTTAGAAGAAACTTGGATGCAGGCTAATCCTGGTTATGGGGATTTGAATAGCAAGGCTGATTTTGAGTCTATGGTGAAGCGTACTCCTGAAGCTGAGTTTAGAACTAAGCGTTGCAATCAATGGGTGAGCAGTCAAAACGCGTGGTTGCCTTCAGGTTTATGGAATACTCTCAGGGCTGATGTTGATGTTCCTTTGGATGCTGATATTGTTTTGGGTGTTGATGGCTCGTTTAGCGGGGATGCGACTGTTATTGTGGCGGTTACTGTCCCGAAGTCTAAGGAAGAGAAGCCCCATGTTTTTCTTGTGAAGGCTTGGGAGAAGCAGCCAACTGATCAGGATGATTGGCGGGTTGATACTTTGGATGTTGAGCGTACGATTATGGATTTCTGTCAGAAGTATCGCAATACTCGTGAGATTGCTTTTGACCCTTTTAGGTGGCAGAGAACTATGGCTGTTTTGATGGAGTCAGGTTTGCCGGTTGTTGAGTGGCCTTCAACTTCGGTTAGGCGTATGATTCCTGCAACTCAGAAGGTGTTTGATGCGGTTACTGAAGGGACTTTGACTCACGATGGCAACCCTGTCCTTGCCAGGCACTTGGATAACTGTATGTTAAAGATAGATAACATGGGTGCGCGTATTGTGAAAGAGTCTCGTGCTTCTTCTAGGCGTATTGACGCTGCTGTTGCTTTTGTTATCGCATATGACCGCGCAACAAGTAAACTAGATACTGATATTGTGCCTGAGTTTTTTGTGTTCTAAGGATGATTTTGTTAGCAACTATTTTGCAGGCTGTTGGTGTAGCTGTAACCGCTTTAGGTTTGGGCTTGATTTGGTTTCCTTTGGGTGTGCTGGCTGTTGGTGCTGGCTTGGTGTTGTTTGGGTTGGCGTTAGAAAGTGGCGGTAAATAATGCTTAGAAAACTTGCTGGCGAGAATAGAGCGATCTCTTTTCAATCTCTTTGGGGTGCAGGTGATTTGACTTCTTATGAAACTCAATCTTCTGCTTATGTGGATTACAACACTGCTTTCAGTGTCAATGCTGTTTGGGCTTGTGTGTCTCTTATCTCTGACACTATTTCGGCTTTACCGGTGGACACTTACATTAGGCGTGATGGTATTGCTACTGTTTACCGCCCCCGCCCTGCTTGGGTTATCAAACCTGATGTTGGGATTCCTAGTGTCGCGTTTTGGCAGCAAACTCTTATCAGCTTGCTAACTGATGGCAACGCTTTTATCCGTATTTTTAGGGATGAATCTGGCGAGATAGTTAACCTGATTGTTTTGAACCCTGCCAGCGTAAATGTTTCGCGTAACCCTTTCGGCCAGAAGTTGTTTAGTTATGTTGGCGAAGCAGGTAAAACTCTTACTACTGATGAAGTGCTGCATATTGCGGGTTCTATTTTGTTGGCTGGTGAGTTGCGTGGCCGTTCACCGATTGACACTTTGAAAGAAAACATAGGACTTGCTATTGCTTTGGAGTCTTTTGCTGCTCGTTTCTTTGGACAAGGATCAGGTGCGACTTCTGGCGTTATCGAATACCCTGGAGCGCTTACTGCTGAGCAGGCTGAGAATCTGTCAAACAGTTTTGATAAGGCTCACAAGGGTTATCGTAAAGCTCACAAAACAGGCATCCTTTCAGGCGGTGCAACTTTCAAGGCAACTCAGGTCGCGAATGATGAAGCGCAAATGCTTGACTCTCGCAGGTTGGCGGTTGAAGATATTGCTCGCGCTTATCGTGTCCCAACAGACATGATTGGTCTAAACAATGGTGGTCAGTCTTACTCCAGCATTGAGCAGAAGCAGATAGCCTTTGTCAGCCACACTTTGCGCCCTTGGGTGGCCAAGCTAGAAGATGCTTTCTCAACTCTTCTCCCTGACTTCGCGTTTCTATCTTTCAACACTGACGATCTGCTTCGCGGAGATTATGCAACCCGAATTGAAGGTTATGCGAAGATGCTTCAGAATGGTGTTTTTTCAGCTAATGAAGTTAGGCGTAAAGAGAACATGCAGCCTATTGATGGTGGCGATGTTGTTCGTGTTCCTTTAGCGAATGTGAACATTAGCGCTGCTTCTTTGACTGAGAATGAAACTAAGGTTGCGATGGCTCAGAAGTTGATTGGTTTGGGCTTTGTTCCTGAAGATGTTTTGACTGTTCTTGGTTTGCCTAAGATTGCTCATACCGGTTTGCCGACAGTGCAGTTACAGAATCCAACTACTATCCCTGATGGTAGTTATGAGACGGGGGAATAAATGCCGATAACTCAAACCGCTATTTCTGTTGGTACTGCTTTGGTGCAGGTTGTTGCCCCTGATATCAATTCTGTAAAGGTAACTCTCCATAATCTTGAGAGTGTCGCTAGCAGACAGATTTGGGTTGGTGGAAGTGGTTTAGTGCAGGGACAGTCTGTCCATATAAACTCTGCCAATATCTTGCAGTTAACTCTTGATCCAGGTGATGCTCTTTACGCTGTAACTACATCTGGGACTTATTCTCTTGGTGTGATTGTGCAGAAACAAGACTGATGCCTTATTTTATTGAGCAGACTCAGCAGGGTTGGAACACTGTCAAGGATGATGGTGTTATTTTGGGGCAACATAAAACTAAGGCTGAAGCGATTGCGCAGATGGTTGCGGTTAGCCTTGCAGAGAACATTCCTGTTGGGGGAGAACTGAAGCGCGCTGTTGCTGCTGGTTCTTACTCTCCGCCTGTTGGTGTGCAGGATGCTGCTAAAAGGGCTTTGGCTTGGATTGATGCTGGTTTGGCTGGGTCTGGGTTTACTGGTGTTGGTAGAGCTAGGGCGCAACAGTTGGCTTCGGGTGCTGATGTTTCGGCTGATGTTGTAAACAGAATGATCTCTTATTTTGCTCGCCATGAAGTTGATAAGTCTGCTGTTGGGTTTGACCCTAGAGATGAAGGTTATCCTTCACCTGGTCGAGTTGCTTGGGATGCTTGGGGTGGCGATGCAGGTCAGGAATGGGTAAACAGTTTGCCTAGTGAATCTGCTGTTAGAGCAGCAGGGGACAGAATTGGTATCTCAGATTTTGACGATACGCTTTATGTTTCTGGTGGTTTGAATCAGGCTGTCTATTCTTACATTGAAGCGCAGGATGTTGATTTGGTTGTTGTTACTGGCAGACATGAATCGAATCGTGAAGAGACTACTGCTTTATTGAATAAACTTGAAGTAGATTATTTAGATTTGATTATGCAGCCAGATAATCAAAATGATAGTGCCGCCTATAAGGGTGCTGTTGCTGAAAAGTTTTTGGCTGATGGATTGGATGTGGTTTTTGTGGTTGAAAATAATGCTGAAGCTCGTGCTGCCTATAAGGATGCTGGTGTGAGTGTTGTTGTTGATCCTGCGGATTTACCTGAATCAAGTGAAGGAAGAGACATGGGAGAATATACGATGACTGAGTTGCAGGATAAGGCTTACAGTTTGAAAGGCGATGCTTTAGAAACAATCGCTAAACTTGCTGAGACTGTCTATCAGCTTTGTGAAATTGTTGACTCTATGAGTGAGCCTGCTGTTGTTGTTGAGCCTTTGGATGTTCCTGCCGACATGTTGGTTGAAGAAGATAGTGTTCGTTTTGTTGAGCCTTCTAAGGTTGCTGAATTGCATGAGCGCGGTGAGCGTGTAACTAAGGGCATTGAACAGCGTGTTGCTTTTCAGGATTTAGAGATTCGCCAGGATGGTGATGGCATGACCTTGCGCGGTTATGCAGCAGTATTTAACTCACCTTCTCAGCCTTTGCCTTTTATTGAGACTATTGAGCGCGGTGCTTTTAGGGATTCTTTGAACTCTCGTAATGACATCAAACTTCTTTGGAATCACGACACAAGTATTGTTTTGGGTTCTACTCGTGCAGGTACTTTAAAGCTTGCTGAAGATGAGCGTGGCCTTTATGTTGAAGCCAATTTGCCTGACACTCAGGCTGGCCGAGATGCGGTTATTAGTATTCAGCGCGGAGATGTAACAGGTTTCAGTTTCGGCTTCAGAGTTGCTGCCGGTGGCGATACTTGGATCAATGCTAATGAGCGTGTCCTAAAGCGCGTGAACATCCATGAAGTATCTGTTGGCGTGGCTTTCCCTGCTTATCTAGGAACTGAAGGAACAGCCAATGTTAGATCTGTCCCTGATTTGACTGGAAAGATTGCTCGCCTAGCTGAGATTCGTGGAGTGTCTGCTGAAGAGTTGACTGATGCTCTTTTGGCTCTTGAAGCCGGTGATGAGTTGACTGCTCGCCAGGGTGAACTTTTGACTGACACTCTTGGCAAGGTTCTAAAACAAGATCCTGAAGTTACTAACCCTAACGCGATTTTGGACTTGAAGAAGAAAGAGCTTGATTTGCTGATGAAGCGCGTATAATTAGAGTATTGCCCTTGCGTGGTGTTGGTTGGCAATAAATAAAGAAACCTAACTTTCTTTTCCCCCTGATTCTTGTTTGTCCTTTAGTCAGGGGGTTTTCTTTTATGTGAATGTATATATTTGGGGTATAGACTTTATTTATCAGGTGTGTTTATCCCCTGAGTTTCTGGCTGAGTGTACTCGCCTAATCCCCCTAAAAACTATGTTCTTGAAAGGAACAAACCTAATGAGCGATTTTATTGCTAAGCAGGTTGATGCTAAGGCTAAGGCTTGGCACGAAGCTAAGGAACTGATTGATTCAGTTGAAGCTCGTGGCGGCGTTTGGTCTGGTGAAGATGAAGCAAAGTATGCTTCTCTAACCGCAGACATCAACAAGAGAAATGAACTAATCGAACTTGAACAGCGTGAAGCAAAGACTTCTGAAGCGATTGCTAAGGCTGCTGTCAACTTCAAGGATGCATCTGTTTCTGACAACGAATCAGACATTCTTCGCAAGATGGCTATGGGCGAAATGCGTGGACACGAGTTCCGCGCAATCACTGGTTCTTCAACTGGTGCGCCTGTTCCAACATCTTTCTACAACGAGATTGTTAAGGTTGCTCGCCTAGTAAACCCATTGCTAGAGTACGCAACTGTTATCAACACTGCTTCAGGTGAAAACTTGCAGATCCCTTCACAGTCTGCTTTCTCAACTGCTGCAATCGTTGGCCAGGGTTCTTCAATTGGAACTTCAGAGCCTACCTTCAACGCGTTCACTACTCTAGGCGCTTACAAGTTCTCAGCTTTGTCTCAACTATCTCGCGAGCTTGTTCTCGATGCTGGTGTTGACATTGTTGGTTTCTTGGCTGAACAGTTCGGTAACGCTTTCGGTTACGCGATTGGAAACAAGCTAGTTAACGGAACTGGAACAGTAGAGCCTACTGGTTTCCTTCCTGTTGCTGGTACTGGTGTTACTGGTTCAACCGGTGTATCAGGTGCTTTCACTGCTGACAATGTTATTGACCTTGTTTACAGCCTTGATGGTGCGCTTCGCAGCAAGCCTACTTTCGCGATGCTAGCAAACAGCACTTCTATTGCAGCCTTGCGTAAGCTAAAGGATTCTTATGGTCAGTACTTGTTCAACATTGGTACTGGTCTAGATACTCGCGACCTTGTTCTTGGTGTGCCTGTTATCGAGACTCCTGCTATGCCTAGCCCTGGCACTGGTGTTAACTCTCTTGCAGTTGGAGATCTAAAGGCTCTCTACATTCGCAACGCTGGTGGCCTTCAGGTTGACCGCTCTGATGACTACGCCTTCGGAAACGACTTGGCTACTTGGAGAGCAACTTGGAGAATTGATGGTGCGCTAGTACAGACTGCAAACATCAAGAAGTTCAAGGGTGGAGCTAGCTAA